CCTCCATCTTGGTCTCGGTGTCCTCTGTTCTCCAACTGCCAAACACTAAGTAGGTGGTCCCAGCAGGTTGATCCCAAGGAAAGGTAAGTGTCACTGAATCTTCAATCTCAAGACCTAACCCATTATACTGACCAGTGGTAATGTCATACAGCACAAGTGGGTCTTTTTCATCAGCGTAGTCCAACGGGAAATGGGAAAAAGTGAGTGCATTGGGACTGGATTGGATAGGCTTAAGCAACATGACCTGGTAGGTGACCCATAGTTCGCCAGCTCCTGAATACGGGGTTGATGCCCCTTGCGTGATGATGTCTATCATTCCAAAAATGTATTCATGCTGATCCACCGGCGCAACTGTTCTAGTAATAGCAAAACACCACAATGGGGACATCGGTGTATCATTTGGGTCACATTCAATAGGACACATGAGTGACTCACTTGGTCGACCAGAAACAGCAAACATGGAATTGTTGGCTTGTGATTTGGTTGTGGGTGCAGGTTGATAAACATCATATCGTACTGACATAGTCACTGACCCCATTCCAGCATTCTCCCCGGTTGTCACTGAGGACAATGATTTGAACTCAAAGATCATGCCCAAAATTTTGTACTGCTGGAATTGACCAGCAATCTTATACAACCATGGAAAAGTGCCGTTGTGACACGGGTTGATGTAGAAAGAGTTTGGGTGGAAAGCTGTCGTCATTCCAATGTCGGCGATGTACTCACGATGGTTAATTATGCACATCTCTTTATCTTTGTGCATCTCTGGGAGTTGGGCAGCCATCGGTGTAGTGGCGCCCATAATAGAGTTGTTAACAATGGGAACAGGTGAATCAATCTCTGCATAATCCCCAACTCCAATAACTGAGGTAAGCAGACTTGACGCTGCACTACCTAACCAACTCCCAATTTTACTACCAACTCGACTCCCAATGTTTCCGCCTCCTTTCTTCATCCCATACTTCCCACGACCCATAATGACTTTTCCACCAAACTTTTCCATGGCGCCCTTGTCAGCTTTTAGGTAATCATACTGGGCCTTCAATTGATTACTTCTCCTTTGACGTTGCACGGCTCGCTTACCCGGTTGGGCAGCTCCTACTTTGGGTGGCACAATTCTTACGCGCTCGCGTGGTCGTGAACTGGATCTTGCCCGTGACCTAGAGCGGCCTCTTGGTGGTACATCGTCCTTCCCAGTGACTTCTCCATTCGCCCCGTTGAGCTGTGATCGACAAACAAACTCTACGGGTGTTTGTGACACGTACTTCATCATACAATCCAGACAAATATAATCCGAATTGGTTTCTGAGCCATGTGTTCCATTCATGGCTTGTCTTCCACTAAAATTTTTGTCAGTGGGCAATTCTCTCCTTTGCATAGAAAAGAATCGACTACCTGTTATCCGCAGGCACGGCGTCCCACCTCGTTGGGAACTAGCCAGATCAGCTGGTACAGGGATTTTTGGTATAGTCCTCCTTAACTGTCTTCCAATAAATGCAGTGGCTTCAATTTTGGACGGGTTGACAACAGTAGGCGCATCAATGATTCCCGCCTGCCTGGGGTGCTAACCCAGGACTTTGGTTTGGTGGTGTGTCAGGTCTCCCCAAGCAACCCCGTGAAGGGTTTCACACCGGTACATTTGGTGGGCCAACCCCAAATCAGCAGTCAGTAAACGGTGGCTGCAGCGGCTCTCACTTGTTTATTCATAGATAGATCTGTCAAGTTGAATTGTCCATCCTTCTCAGTCCTTTCTGTAGACCGGGTCGTAACCCCGTTGTCTGTGTCGGTTCACAGAAGCGGTATTATAGGGTAGAGTCTGAAC